TAATGAATAAAGTTTTTGAAGTATTAAATAACGTTGATGTTTCAGCACTAACAAAAAAGAAAGGCAATTTCGATTACCTGTCATGGTCTAATGCAGTTCGTGAAGCATCAAAGCTATTCCCTGAAATGACTTGGGAGTTCACGAAGTGGGATTACTTACCATTCCTAAAAACTGAGGTTGGTTATTTTGTTGAATGCACAGTAACTATCAACGGATTAAATAAAACTCAAATGATGGCTGTTTTAGACTTTAAAAACCAAACAGCTACAGCGCCAAAGGCTAATGATATCAACAAAAGCCAAATGAGAGCATTAACAAAAGCTATTGCGCTTCATGGTTTAGGTATTGATTTGTGGGCTGGTGAGGATTTGAACGGAGAATATGAAGGTGACGGGAGCAAAAAAGTTGACTTACTGCTTAACGCAGAGCAAGTTGATTTATTAATTGCTGCCTTATGTGACTCTGACGGGAATTACACAAACAAAGGTATACAGGTATCTACTGCATTTAAGTTCACTATGCTAAATGAAATTAAAGCAAAAGATTTTGATAAGATATATAAGGCTGCATCATGAATATTATAGAAACCTGTGAACAAGGGAGTATTGAATGGCTATCGTTGCGACTAGGAAAAATCACAGCCTCACGCGTAAAAGACGTGCTAACAAAAGGACGTGGAACTTCTCCAAGCAAAACAGCAGAAAGTTACATGATGGAATTGATAGCGGAAATTCTGACTGGAAACAGCAAACCGTTTTTCGAAAATGATGCTATGCGATGGGGTACGGAAACAGAACCACAAGCTCGTGCAATGTACGCAGTAAACAATGATTTTGTAGATGTTAAAGAAGTGGCATTTGTTGAACACAACGAGCAGGTAGGCATTTCTCCAGATGGTTTGATTGGTGATGATGGGTTATTTGAGGCTAAATGCCCTAACACGACCACCCAGCTAAAAAGAGCGTTATCCGATAGCTACTCATCTGATTACAAGGCACAAATACAGATGCAGTTATGGGTAACAGAAAGGGAATGGTGTGATTTTGTTTCATTTGATCCTAGGCTTAATTGTGGCGCTTCGTACCTTCAGGAAAGAGTTTATAGAGACGAGGAGTATATAAGCGACATGAAGATCAAGGTTTATGCTTTTGTTGATGAAATGAACGCTAGAATTAAAAAAATACTAATGCTAGAATAGCAATGTCCGAGATTAAAGGGGTATTAGCATGAGTTTAAGTGAGTTTGTTTCTTACGACAAAGATACTGGAATTATAACGACAATTGATGATGGAAAGCCAAAAGAAAGAATTAAATTTTTCTCTTCTTCTGGCAAGTATTATAAGAGTATATACGTTGATGGAAGGGACTACTTGTGTCACAGACTTGCTTTTGAACTGATTGTTGGTAGGGAGCCATTTTGTCATATGGATCACATAGACGGGAATGGTTTAAATAATAAATGGGTTAATTTGAGAGAGGTAACTCAGCAAGAAAATAATTTAAATAAAAAAGTGTACTCGTGCAATAAGACAGGAGTGGCTGGCGTAACAATAAGGGATGGAAGGTTCAGAGCTAGAATAAGATATAAAGGTGCTTTATACAATCATGGTCAGTACAAGACACTTGAAGAAGCAGCAAAAGCAAGAAAAGACAAAGAAGTAGAGTTTGGATTTCATGAAAATCATGGAACAAGATCTAACTATTAATTCAACTAAAGAGAGTAAATAACAATGCACATTATCCATGGCGAATTAAGAAAAGCACCATTCATCAAAACTGGTTGCGGTCAAGACGGTCAATCAACAATGTTTATCGTTGAGTTATCAGAGGTTATCAAAGACCGTCAAACAGGCGAGAAGCAATACACAAATTACAGTGCTGCTATCTTTGCTAAAACAGCCGCTCAAATTGGTTACTACAACACCTCATTAGTAGAGGGTAATTTTATTGTAGTTAACTGTGAAAAGCTTAAAGTTGATGTTAACGAAAGTAACGGCAAACAGTATATTAAGTTGCAAATGGAGGGAGCAAGACTTGAAGGTGCTAAGTATATTGAAAACAATCAACAAGCAGCACCACAAGCACAAGGCGGATATTCTCAGCCAGCGCCACAACAACAAGCACAGGGAGGCTTTACCAATCAAGGTCAAGCGCCACAGCAACAAGGTGGTTACGGCCCATCACAAGAGCCAAGAGACGCACAAGGATTTACTCGCGCTCAAGGCGGATTTAAAAATCAATAATTAACCAAACACGCCAAGGAAGGCTCTCGATAAGGATAGCGATATGATAACAATGAAATTCAGTTCTCGTGAAAAGATTAAACTTAAGAATACAGTTTGCAGATTAGCATTATGGGGTTCAACGACAGCAATAGGAGTGTTTTTTTTATGGTTATTGGTTATCGGTCGCGGTTCTATATTTTAACAACAATTACGGCTTTGTCATTAGCCGTGATAACAACTTACTACCCTGAAGCAATAGGACTAATATTATGAATGAATTATTTAACAAAATTATATCTTGGGCGAACGATAGAAATATCATCAAAGGCGGCACAGCTAAGGACCAGTGTTTAAAGTTAATGCAGGAAGTCGGAGAATAATCAGATAGCTTGTGTAAAGGTGAAAGCCCTATAGATGATATAGGAGATTGTATGGTCGTATTGGCTATCATCGCAAGACAGCATAATTTAACTGTCACAGAATGTCTTGAGCATGCTTACAATGATATTAAAGATCGCAAAGGACAAATGATTGACGGTGTTTTTGTTAAGGAAGGCGGATAATGAATATAGCAACACTTTTAGCAGATTGGAAAAGAGAGCCAACCAGTCCATACAATCACAGGCATAGAAAGACACAATCTACCGGTAAATACAGCGCTGATGATGTTAATAATTTTTTATCAGATATTAAAAGCGGCAAAGCTAAAGCTAAAGCTGGTAGAGATAACAATATACCTACTGGTTCAGTTCATCATTTGTCGATAGTAGGAGTGTTATAATGAATTTATCATCAATAAGCGCGATTTATAACGATGTTGGCGCGGCAAGATGTAAAGCCATGCTAATCCCAAAAGAAAAAAAAGAAAAAAGCACTCGCCCAATAACAGAGAAGACTATAAATATAGTTTCTGAAATTATAAGAATGCACAAGACTCCGACTAGAAACTACATTATGAGAAAGTCTCACTTGAGTTCGTCAACTGTTGGCAATGCAATAGGTGTTTTATTTAATCGTAAAGTTATCGTAAAGAACGCGCTAAGTGCTACAGGTAGAACAGTAACTTATTCAACGGCTAAAAAGTGAAATTCAACGCAATAAAAACCGCTAACGGTAAGTTTTGGCCTGCAGATGAGGAAGCAATAAACGAAGCCAAGAATTTAGCGGTAGGTGATGTTTATAGCTTCGAGGTTAAATTAAATCACAATTATAAGTTACTGCAGAAGATACACGTATTTTACAGGTATTGCGCTCAACATTATTTTGGTGATCAAGATGTCGGTAAAGATGAAATTGCATACACTAAAAAACAATTACTCATTGCTGCAGGTTACTCTAAAACAATGGTTGATCCTCGCACTGGGTATATTGAGATTACAGCAAAGTCTATTAGCTACTCAAAAATGAAAGAAGAGGTTAGGCGCGAGTGCTATCAGAAGTTAGTGACTGCAGCTTGTAAAAATGTATTTCATACTGCAGATGAAGAAACATGGAACAAATTAATAAACTTTTTTTAGATAAACAAGAGGAATGATTAATGAATATTCAGAAAGTTTCTAAAGACGGTAATAAGTCCTGTAAATGCGGGTATATATTTCAGTCAGGTCAAACAGCATACAGAGCGAGATACGATGAATTTAATCGACCTGTATTTATTTGTGATAAGTGTAAGGATAAGTAATGGTTAGAGATGGCAAAGGCGAAGATAAAAAACACAAGTCACATAAACGATACAGACCAAGGAATTAAAATGGCAACTAAACCAGCGAACGCGGCACAAAAGAATTGGATGAATGATATAACTGATTGGGCTTATGAAAATATACATATGTTATACACTGGAGGTTATGCACAAGACTGTAACTTTCAGAGGCATCATGTTTTAGGTCGTAGCGCAAAGCATAATAAAGTAGCAATAGGTCACTGGTTTATTATTCCAGTTCCTTTTGATTTGCACGACATAAGCAGTAACGATCCTCTTAATGTCACTCATCACAAGCACGCCTTTACTAAAAGATTCGGCAAACAGACAGAGTTGTTTTCTGAAATGATGGCTGATATGGATATGTGTGGATACGAAGTCCCATCACAAGAGATTTACAATGCGATAATGGAGACAAGGGTATGAGTTATGAATTTGAAATGCCATGGCCTCCAAGTGTAAACGGGTATTGGCGAACGTTTAGAAATAGACAGATAATCAGCAAGCGTGGCAGAGAGTACCGTAAAAACTCCTTGTTGCTTCTTGATTCAATAGGATTGTCTAATGAGGAATTATCATCTAGATTATCCGTAAGTGTCACATTGAATCCACCAACATTAAGAAAATACGATGTTGATAACTTTACAAAGGCCGCGTTCGATGCGCTTTCTGTTGCTAAGTTCTGGCTTGATGATGAGCAGGTTGATAGGCTGACAGTGACTAAAGGCGTAAAAACTAAAGGCGGTAATATTCAAATTAAAGTGGAAGTGATATAATAAAGGAACCTTATCATGATTGAGAGTATTGTATTTTGGCTACTTCACGAAAGCGAATTAAAGCAAAGTCTGGCGGCACTAAGCGTAAGTAACTTAATTGTTATTTGTTATTTTGTTGCTTATTTACTTAATCGAAAGGCTGTTTTTATAACAGTCTTTTTTATAACTGAACTCATAGCATACTCAGTCATAGGTGATTTACTAACAAATGAAATGTATTACTTGGTTTTTGCGGGAATATACTCAGGGCTTTATCATTACATTGTAAAAATAAAGTCAAATATCAATACTGTGATCGCGTGTGGTATCATAGTGATTTTTAACACAATAGCGGCTGGCGATGCTTATTTTTACCCACAAACTGAAACAGTTTTTTACAAAAGCTATGAATTTCTCGCTGTGGGTGTTCATTTCTATCTCATTAGTACAGTTATCAACTGGAAAATACTTCGAAGAATTATGGGCCAAGTCATTAACGGTTTCACTAATTATATGGGTATTGATTACACTGTGTCATATTTTTGGTATAATCTATGTAATCATAACAAACAAGCGTAAAAAAAATGTCATTCACTCCAGAAGAAGCGGTTCAAGCGAAGATTGATATAGGGATTCTAAAAAACTCAACCAGTCAAGTTTTAAAGGCTATTGGGGATAATACAGAGCAACTATCATTACTAGTGTCTAAGTTTGAAAAGGATGATGTTAGACGAGAATATGAAGCTAAAGAACGACTAGAAGATAAAGAGACTGTCAATCAATTAGCTTTAAAGGTTGATACTGTTAACGCAAGGCTTGATTCTTATATTGATGATCAAAAGCCCACAATGGCAAGAGTAAAGCAAAAGCACGAATCTATTGACAACTTTAAAAAATCAATGGGTAGTACATGGGGTAAGATGGCTGCAACAGCTTTAATATCAGCAGCGTTTCTATTTGTCGCTTATGCTTTAGGCATCGAAGTTAAACTTTAAATAAACAAGGGTAAATAATGACTATTAGAATTTACTTAGATGTAAGTTACATAGAAGACAATGAAAATAAAACGTCTATCCTAGTAGAGTCTGATTTATTGAATTTAAAATCAATTTCTTATCATTACGATAATAATAGTAATAATGTACTCGTTATTGTTGAAGGTCAAGACGCTGAAAAACTAAAAACGTTTATGTTCCCTCCCTGTTCATTGGATACTTTAATTTCAGACATGCCAATCATTGAAGTGACAAACGTAACTGAAGAGTTATCATCGAGAGGTATAGACACATCAGGCAGCGTTACTGCTGGAGATTTGATTAATAATATCTGTAGGTTTTTTAACGCTGATTTTAAAAGCCTTGGTAACATAATAAGCAGAGACTTCACCTAATGGCTGCTTTCGAAGATACGTTTACGGAAGGGGTAGACACACTTTTAACTGCTCACACCCCGGACGTTGGCACAGCTTGGACGCTGCAAAGTGGTGACAATACAGCGTTACTTGTTTACGCATCAACAGGAAAGCTTGGTAATACATCAAACACGCTAACCTTTGTTAGTTCTGATGATTTAGGGGATGCTGATTGTTATGTTGAGGCTGAATTAACAGACTCAGGAAGCTTTCAAGCTAACATGGGTATTTATTGTGCGCTAAGAGTTCAAGACGCGGATAACTTTATAGGTTGGTATTTAGGTGGTACTGGTGGTGGTGGCATGCGACTAGTTAAATCGGTCGCTGGAGTGCTTACAAACTTGTTGACGATGCAAGGCGTTGTGGGGAGTGTTTACAGAATAGAGGCTGAAGGTTCTACACTAAGATTCTATGAGGATGGTATACAGCAAGGCTCTGACATAACAGAGACGGCATTTCAGGCAGAGACAAAACAAGGCATTATTGCTGATGGTGCTGCCACATTTAAAAGATTTATAACCACATATAACGCTGACGTTCTTGGAGGTGGTGGCGGTATATCTATAGCGCCTAGCACTATTAATTCATTATCAGTTAGTTTAAACCCTGTAATAGTGTTTAATTCTGTATTATCACTTAATCCATTGGCGGTTAACTCTGATTCTATATCATTAAATCCTACGTTATTATTTGGCGGCGCTTTAGAGTTAACACCTAATACAGTCAATTCTAATTCATCAAGTTTAAACCCTGCCATACAATTTAGCGCATCGGTTGATTTATCCCCTGGTGTTATCAACTCACTATCGGTGGCTTTAAATCCATCTATAGAATACACAAGCGCTTTAATAATTGCGCCGCAGGTTGTTAACAGTTCAAGTATAAGCTTAGATCCGTTAATAGAGTTCAAATCGTTAATTGATTTAAACCCGTTAACAGTAGATTCATTAAGTATCGCATTAAGTCCGATCATAAGTTACGGGCAAGTACAAAACATAGGCACTGTTACGGCTGGTTTCGCAGACGATAAATATAGTGTAAAATATAAACTATCAGGTATAACAGTTAATTTTAAGGAATAACCATGGCACTAGCAGATTCAAAGAAAGCAAGCGAGTACGATTACCAATCAGGCTTAGGTACTTATAACAATAACACTAACGTTTTTAAATGGGTGATTCTTACTGATTCATACGCAGTTATCGACGAAGATGCTGTTGCTATCGGTATCGCTAATTATACAAAAGTCGCAAGCGCGGGGCTTTATGTTCAAGATACTACTTTAGTTGGTAGCGCATGGTCAAGAACAGGCTCAGTAAGCAAGTTAGATTACAACGATTTTAGCTTTGCTGCTGACGGTGCAAACCCAATCACAGGCAAAACAATTGCTGTATACAACGACACAAGTGCAAATAAAGATGTTATGAAGTATATTGATATGACCGTTGATGGCGGAACTACTGCGGCAGATACCACGCTAGGCTTAAACTTTACTGTTAACGCTGGCGGTTCAGGCACAGTAACAACTAACGTATAAACATAAACGCGGTGTAAAAGCCGCTTATCTTAATAAATAATCATTACAACTGAATAAAAATACAATTTAGTAACCTCAATCACGGGGCTAATGAATAAA